ATGGACCTGCATGGCCAGGGGCTGGGCGACGATGAACACGGCTCAACGATGACCGAGGGCTATTTGAAGGCCATCCGCGAGATCTACCGGATGATGTATCCAGCCGAAAACGGCGAAGGGCGGTAGCCTCCGTTTCTGACCCGGAGACCACCGCCCCTCTTTTCGCGACACGACCCGCGATAACCTCACACGAGGGCGGGACACCACTCCTACCCACGAGAGGGCACCGCATCCTGGGTTGGAAAGCAGGAGCGGCACCACGGCTAGATATGGCGTGAAAGCCCCCGCATCGCAAGTCAAAACCCGCTTGCACAGCCTGGGGTAGCCGGTGCAGGGTTGGTGTCTCGCGGCTGTCATAGGACGCCGCAAGACGACACGAGACCCGACGAAACCCCCACCGGAGCGAGAGGGAGCCAGCGCAAATGAGCGCATATGGCAACGCCACTGTCATACCTTTTCCGCCGAATAACGAGACGTTCCTGCGCGCCGCCTTTGGTCCCGACTGGGAGCGCGTGAAGGTCACCATGTTTCTGGGTGATCCGACCCGCCAGCCACGCGATGCCTGGATGGGCTATCCCGCCGTCGACATGCTTAAGGCGCCCCATCACCATCTGAACGTCTACTATTCGGTGGGGCTGCAGACCGGGAGTTCGCGCGGGCTGGCCGGGTTCGAGGCGATCCATGTGATCGTCCTGGATGACGTGGACGAGGCGGGGACCAAGGTTGACCTGGATCGCGCGATCGAGCTGCTGGGGACCACACCCAATTACATCCTGGAAACCTCGCCAGGCAACTTCCAGGTCGGCTGGTTCGTCGAGCCGATCCGCGACCGGGCCTGGGCGATGAGCCTGGTGAAGGCGCTTTACCAGGCGCTGGGCTGCCAGGCCGACAACCTGAAAAACACGGTGACACTGGTCCGGCTACCGGTGGGGACCAATGGCAAAGCAGCATGGGGACCAAAAGGGTTCCGCTCGCGCCTGGTGCACTGGGCGCCCGGCGGACGGGTCACCCACGCCGAGCTGCAGGAGGTCGAGGCCAGGATCGGTCAGGTGTTCGTGGCGCAGCCACGGCTGAGCCAGCACGTGGCGATACCAGACCCCGGCGAGATCGAGATGGATGCCGTGCTGCAGGCATTTCGCTTATTGGGCAAGGTGCAGGGGCACGGTCGGGTGATGACCATGGGCTGGGGCTTCGACGTGGAGTGCCCATGGGTCGAGGAACACACCGCGCGGGCGACCACGGGGACCAGCTACGTGCCGGTGCACGGGCGGTTCCACTGCCACCACGGGCATTGCCAGGACCGCGACATGGGTGAGGTGCGGGAACGGCTGGACCAGCTGCTGCGCGAGCAGAGCGGCGGGGTGATGTCGATCGCGGCGCTGGAGTTCGACGCGGTGGACCCAAAGGCGATTTCGTTGGCGACGATCGCCGCGACCGCGCAGCCGGGCAAGGCGATCAGCCTGTGGGACCAGAAGCCGGCTCCGGCGTGGCCGGGCGGGATATTTCCGGGGCCGGTTGAGGACACTCTGGCTGAGGTGGCCGAGCGGGACGGGCTGGACCTGGGGGCCATGGGCGCCGCCATGCTCACCGCGGGGTCGGGCGCGGCGGATAAGCGGACGCTATTGCAGCCTTACCAAGGATCGGAATGGATGGTGCGCCCGGTGCTGTGGCTGCTGCTGGTCGCAGAGACCGGGCAGCGCAAATCAGGGGTGTTCCAATACGTTCTGAGACGGCTGCAGCAGGTCAACGCGGAGCGCATGCAACGCTATGCCCGCGAGATGGCGCGGTGGCGAGCACGACCGGTGGCACAAAAGCCGGACCCCGCGCCCGAGGTGGCGGCACTGCTGGCCGAGGACACCACAGTCGAGAAGCTGCAGGACTGGATGGCGGGAAACCCACGTGGCTTGCTCTGTCTGCGGGACGAGATCGCAGGGCTGCTGGCGTTCGGGCGTTATGCATCGGGCAGTGGTGCCGCCGAGCGGGCTTTCTATCTGGAGACCTATGACGGTGGCCCCACCACAATTGGACGCATGTCGCGCACGACAGCGATTGCCAACTGCGCGATGTCGCTCATCGGTGCCATCCAACAGCACAGGTTGTTAGATTTCCCAGACCTGGCCAATGATGGCTTCCTGTCTCGGCTGGGACCAGTGATCATGGACGAGGCGCGAACCGCCGGGACCAGCGGGACCACGCCACCGTCGCTGACGACGATCGATAGCACGTTCGACCGGCTGCTGCGGAACGGCGCGTTTGGGGTCTATCGAACTGACGCGGCGGGAGAGGAACTGATCCGGGACACTGAACGGCTGGGTGATGTCATGGGGCAGCGCCAGGATACCGGCGTCGGGTTCCGCGGGTTCATGCGCAAGCTGCACGGAGTGCATGCCCGGACGGCGCTGGTGCTGCATCTGATGGACGGGGGACAAGATGACGTGGTCCCGGCAGAGACCGTGGCGCGGGCCAGACGGTATGCCCAGTTTCTCTACCAGCATGCCGAGGTGTTCTATGCCGGACTGACCGGGCAGAGTGAGATCACCAAAGCGATCGGCAGTTATTTGTTACGGCATGCGCCGACCCGGGTGACCGCGGGGCAGCTGCGCCGGGACATCGCCGCGTGCAAGCCGCTGCGCTCAGACAAGGAAATTCAGGAGGCGGTGTGGGTGCTGGTGATCAGCGGCTGGCTGAAACCGGAGACGCAGTGGCCGAGCAACAGGGCGTGGTTAGTGCGGCCAGGACTACAGGACCAGTTTGCCGAGCGTCTGGCGTTGGAGGTTCAGCGTGTTGAGGCTGTTAAGGCCGCGATGAACCATTTGGGGCGGTATCAGTGAGATAATCGAGATAATCGAGATACGCGACGCGCGCGCGAAAAAATATTTATAGAGGGAGAGAGATTTTTATACCTCTCCCTGCGCGTATCTCGATTATCTCGGTGGCTTGGACGGCTAGAGGGACCACAAGATGTCACGGCAAAACCTCCGTAGGGAGATGGATAGCGAAAACCTCCGTAGGGAGGCCGCACGGCGCTCCGCGCCGGTGGCCTCGCCCCTGCGGCCGGTGGCTGCGGGGGCGAGGCTGTCACGCCAGGGGGCGGGAGGCGCGCCACGCGGCCAGCACGCGCCTACATCGGGCGCAGCGCCATGCTGGGGGCGTGTCGTGCCATGTCGGGCGCCATGTGCCGCGGTTGCCTAGGGAGCCTGCCAGGAGGCCGCACACGGTCATTCCCAGGCCGTCGCGTGCGAGGTGCACGCGACGGCTGACACGGGTTAGAGCACGAACCATACGAGTAGGTTCGCCAGCACGATAACTAACGGCAACGCCCACGCTGGCGCGCGTTTCGGCGTGGTGTGGACAGATATCATCGTGGCTCGCAGGTTCGCGCGTTCAAGTGGATCAAAGCTTTCGCCCGGGTAGATGTGTTCGTCGTCAATATCGATTGGCGGCATTGGTGTGGTGTCCTTTGGTTTGGTTGCGGATCTCATCAGGCGGCGCGATACGCCGCGACCTTGGGGCGCGCAATCGCGCGCCCAAGGTTTCGACCTGTTCAGTCGTTTCCACCTCCCTTTGGGTTGGCATCCTCCAGCATGTGGACCAGCACGCCCAAGCCTGTGCTGGCCAGTTGGGTTAGATCCGACACGTTGACCGAATACCGCGGCGGGAAGGCTGCTGTGACGGTTGCGCAACCCATGCCGATGCCGACAACCTCAACCTCTTGATCCGCGGCCAGGGCGCACGCGGTTTGCACGCCATCGGTTCCGTAGTCGCATTCACCGTCTGTCAGGACCATGAGAATGTGGCGTGTCGCGTTCACCTCGCGAAGCATGCTCGCGGTCGCCATGATTGCCGGACTGAGGGGTGTCCATCCGTCTGGCTCGGCGTTGGCCAAATCGGCCGCGCAATCGGTGACTTGTGCGGACCAAGATTTGATCATGGTGACTTGGGCGCCCGTCATGCGCCCTGATTGCCGCGCGGCATGCATGCCGTGTGGTGTGTGGAACACCGCAATGGCAACCTTGGCATTGGCACTTTCCGCGGCGCGTGCAATGTGCCACGCCGTGGTTTGGGCAACTTGCATGCGGCTGACAGGCGGTTGCACGGTGTTTTCCATCGATGAGGAACCATCGATCAGGATGAGTAAGGCGGTATCCATTCCCGGGGTGTCATCGCGCCGTGTGAACACGTCCAGGGCGCCAGCACGCATGCGGACCAGCGCCCGCTTGTCCAGGCGTCCGTTGGTTTCGTGATGCGTGCGACGGTGGACTTCCTCTGACACCAAAAGGCGTCCGATCTGGCCGTGAAGCACGCTGTTACGCGGCAGTCGTTCGGTGAGCCTGCCGGCAAAATATTTGTTCTCGCTCCCGGTGTATTTGTTTGCGGTGATGGTGCTTCGCACGGTGGCCAACTTGTGTGCGGGGTTGTCGCGATACTGGCGGATGCTCACACCGGCACGTTGAGCGATCTTGTTCACGGTGTCGGATATGTTGGCGTTGCCATCGGACACGGGCGGACCATTGCCGGGGTTGTAGCCTCCCTGGCCTTGGCCATCGTCGCCCTGGGCGCCTCCCTGGTCGCCCTGGGCGCCTCCCTGGTCGCCCTGGGCGCCTCCCTGGTCGCCCGGGTCGCCCTGGGCGCCTCTCTGGTCGCCCTGGTCGCCCTGGTCGCCCTGGGCGCCTCCCTGGTCGCCCTGGGCGTCTCCCTGGTCGCCCTGGTCAGGCTGAGGCTGAGGCTGAGGTTGAGGCGGAGGCGGAGGCTGAGGCTGAGGCTGAGGCTGAGGCTGAGGCTGAGGCTGAGGCTGAGGCGTGGCTTGCTGCGTCTCCATCCGCACAAGCTCTAACGCCAGCAATCTCACCGCGTCGGTGGTCCTGCATCGCCGCAACCGTGCCAGAGCATGATTGACCAACCGGGCAACATTGGGCGCCATGTCGGCGCGCAATGTGCCGGCTGCCGGTATCGTGTAGCCGTTGGCCAGCCTACCCAACACGCTGGCAATGAAAGGCGCATCAGCGACACGGGCGCCGATGGTGATGTTATTTCGCGCCGCGGTTGCGCGTGCCTCAATGTGCAAGTGATTGCACATTGTGGAAAGCACCGTTTTGAAAGCGGGGAAGTATCCTGCTTTGATTTCGGCCGCTTCAATGCGGACATCCTCAAGGCAATTCGTCCATGTGCGGACGCGGTCGCCAGCCCGGCAGGCATGTTCCCAGGCACCGCTATCGGTGTGGATCACATGGCAGCATTCATGCCCGATGAACGCGACCAAGCGATCCGCCTCCGCACGCGTCAAAACGCTGTCCGGCGGCAAGGTCGGCATGTTCAGCTGTACGTTGGGGTTTTTCTTGGTCCACTGGACGGACGCGGTCGCGCCCCCCTCAGTCGTGACGTGCACAATGCGGGGTTGTCCCGCATTGCGCAGCGCCAGGATTTTGGTGGCGGTTTCGTGCGTTGCGTGCACGACTTCAATGTAGCGTGGCATGGTGTGGTGTCCCTGTCAGATGTCGCTAAAGGACTGCGCCGCGGCGCGTCCCTGTGGTGTGGGGTTGGTCAAGGTAGGATCGGCCGTGGCGGGACCAGCGGGGTTGAGTGCACGTGCCACGCTGGCGCTGTCATAGGACAGTAAGCATTGCTCCCGTAACGTCTCAACATCCTGATCCGCCGCGCAATTCAAAATGGCGGATTTGAACGCGTATTCAGCGTCATGGCCATCGGTGAGCAATTCGGCCCATGACAGTAGGCGACGAAGCCCAATGCCATGGGACAGTGTTTGGTCCTGTTCCGCGGCGCGGGTGACAGTTGCGGCTGAAACCAATAGTTGGGCAAGCTCAGCCGTGCATCCGGTGTAGCTGCAAAGCACCTCCACCTCTTGATCGGCCGGCAGATAGTCGACGCGCACGCGTACGCCGAACCTGTCCAAGAAAGCAGCGTTCAAGCGGTTCGTGTCTGTGTAGCCTTTGCGTGATCCGCCTCCCATGCCGTTGGTGTTATCGGTAGCAAGAAAGATCACGCCAGAGGCGACAGGAACACGGCGCCCGGTTTCGGCGATAAACAGTGTGCGGTTGGCCAGAACATTCTGCATCACGAAAAGCGCACCCGGTCGCGCTACGCTTGGTTCGTCCAAACAAACCACGCACCCCGGTGTTTGGATCGCACGCGTTAACTGGCCGTCTTGCCATGTCACGCCCCCGCTTGCATCGGGCACTGTCATGCCGACTAGCGTGCTGGCGTCGGTTCCGTTGTCGCAACTGATCAGAGCGTAAGGGCGCCCGGTTCGCGCGGCAATCTGCTGCGCCATTTCAGTTTTGCCAGTGCCAGCGGGACCAAAGAGCATCACGTTGCGGCCGCGTGCCAGCTGGGACAGCACAACCTCTGTGCCAGGGTGCGGCCAGACATAGGCCGGGTTCACCTTGGGCGTGTCGGGGTGCGAACCATCCCACATCGGGGTTACGCGTTTGCCCATGGGACCAGAGACATCGAATAGCTTGCGCCATGTCTCGTTTGTCCCGGTGAGCTTCGCAGTGTGCAGTGGCTTGGCGCCCGGGGTGGTGTGCACCTCAACCGGCACCTCAACGCGAACCTCAACGGGTGGCTTGCGCGCCTCTATGACCAGTGAACGCAAGCGATCATCCAATGCACTAAATCCACCGGTCACGATAAGCGATCGGATGGTCTGCACCTCGGTTTCAATGGCATCGGCAATCGTCGTATCGGCGATGGCATCCGCCGCGA